CTTTAAATGTTGGTAGTCGTTGTGAGTTTATGTAGCAGTATAGAAGCTTGAGTAGGCTTAGGAGTTCGACCTTGCTTGGCTTACTGCCCGTGATTGCCGCCTGGACTCTCTCGGTGTATGTCTTGAGGTCTATCCCTCCGAGGGCATTACCAAAGCCTTGCTCTTCCCACTTTAGGTGGGCTTTGAAGGATGTATCGATTTCTACCTCGATTGATCCTCGTTCGACAACGAGTTTCTTAGTTTCTTCGTTGAATTCTTTCTTCGTGACTATTGGTAATTTAATTAGCATCTAGTTAGCCACCTTTTCCTTTGGTGTTGGAACGGCTTCTTCAAATGTTGCGTACCCGGCGTCGCCAGGGAAGCTTGTTATATAAAATACTTTGATCGTGTTGCCATTCTCGTCTTTGTAGTCATCTGTTCCAGCAGCGTCTTTTAGGTTGGTACCGAGAACAGTCAGTGGGTAGTCGTAGGTGTTGATCGTTGGGCTATCCTGCGTTTGTTCGTAGGACTCTGAGGCTTTGCCCGTGGTCACTCCGAACACCCAGCGCTTGATCGTTTTGGCCACTCCATCTTCGATTGCATCGACTTCGAAGTAGATTGCGTGTTCGACTGAACTGCGTTGTTGCACGTCTGCTAGTCCGTTTTCGATTTCTCTTGCCCGCTTCATGTCGACTTCGTATTCTTTTTCGATGTTGATGACCGATAGAGTACCAGTCTTGCCCTTGTCGTCGCCTAGGACAGCTAGGATTTGACCGTCACCGAAGAGTTTTGTTTCTTCGTAGTCGGCTTCTAAACTAATGCTATTGGCGTAGGCTAGGTCTTTTGGTGTGCCAAATACTCCAGCTAATGGAACTGAGTACTTGACGTTCTTGACGTTAAATTTGAACATTTTTGTTTTTGCCATGTCTTACTTTCCTCCTTTTAAGGTTTGTACAAATGTTGTGAATATAATTTCCTTGTTTTCTTCGAATGTTTTGGCGACAAATGGTTTGGCGTAGGCACCGTACTCTAGTAGGTTAACGAGCGGGATGTTTCCGTTCTTCGATGGGATCGCTTTTGAGTTCCCTATGTATCTAACCCCTTTGTACTTTGTCTTGAGCCCCCACTGGTCTTTAAAGTGTGTCACATCATCCCCGACTGGGCTTGCTGCTACCAAGCGATCCACTAGGATTTGGCTCGCCTGTGTCAGTGCCTTTTCGATTTCTTCTTTCATCTCTTCCCGGTATTCTTTGATGATTTCAGCGAATTGTTCCTCGAGATTAAACGCCATAGGTGTTTCTTCCCGTGATTAGAATTGAGAAGTATGATGTCCCTGGGTCGTAGGTTGGGCCATACTGCTCGAACGACAGTCCTCCGTTGAGCAAGACCTGGCGGTATGCGTTTACTATACTGCGTGCCTTTTCTACCGTTCTTGCGTGGATTCTGATGTTGTACGAACTGCTTCTGATGAGGCTTCGCCCATCGCCGCTTACTCGATTCTCATCAAATGTGAATTCTTCGAGTACGACGTAGGCTTGGGGTATCTTATCTTCCTGCTCGGTCATGACGTCTTTGTATATAGGGGCTATGTGTTTAAGGTGTTTGAATAAGTTCCAGAGCATCTATGATTGCCTCCTTTAGCGCATTGTCATTTACTTGCCTGACATTTAGCCGGGTGTTCACTTGATCGTCCGCTTTACCGACGTTATAAACTTCGTACAGTTTGCCTTGGATGACGACATATTTTTGATTGCCATACATCCTGGCTCTTATGTTTACCGAGTAGTCGAGTTGGACATTGGCGGCCGCTGCACTGAAGAATGTATTCATCCCTACATTGGTTTTTTCGCCATTTAATTTTCGGTAGTTAACAAGGTTTGTTAGTCTATCGCCCGTGGTGTCGTCTTGTATGGACTCTACATCGAGTAGGATGATTGTAGTGTTCGCTCTCACGCGAGTAGAGGCTCCGTTTCTTCGGTCATGGTGACCTGTTCTCTTAACTTGTCGACGTTGGCTAGGTACATGGGCGATACTGTGTACTTGCCTGCCGACATGTTTAGATTATCATTTGTAAAAATAATCAAAGCGGAGACCACGATGCGACTCTCTAGCATGGTTTGTTCAGGTACACCTGACCGTATCATGTCTTCTGCCCCTGCCGTTACGACTGCTGTTACGAAGTCTTTGGCTTGGGTGTCCGAGATGTCATAGCCTACTGCGTAGGCGATAATTGGTAGGTACTCTTGTATTTTTGTGTTTAGTGCTGGTGTGATCATGATCCCCGCTCCTTATCTGATTGATTGTTGTCTAGTATTAGTATTTTATTCAACTAGGCGGCTTTCTTAGTTCTTAAGAATGCGTTGAAGCTGGTTGTGTTGCCACCGAATAGGCCGACTGCACGGTATGCGATTTGACCTTGGCGGAACTTGTAGTCTGTTGACTTGCTGATTTCGATTGGGCTGAACGCGACTAAGTCGTAGTGACCGAGTGCGCCGTACACGAATGTGTAGTCGCCAGCAACCGCTGTTGAGAATGGCTTGATGTTACTCGAGATGATGTAAGGCACGCCATCGATTGTTTGATTGATGAAGTCAACTTTGTAGACTGGTTTCTTGTCGGTGCCACGAACTCTTAAGAAGTCTTTAAGGTCGAGCTTGTTAATGACTAACACACCGCGGTAGATGTCTTCATCCCCGCCGTAGCCGATGATGACGTCACTTAAGGTGTTTTCATCGATCGCTGTGATTTCTAGGTCTTTGGCTGTTTCGAGAGCCACGACTTTTGCGGCTGGTGCAAGGATACCAGTGATATGACCTGTATCGCCATCGCCTTTAACGATTTCTTTAGCAAGGGTCTTGCGTAGTGAGATGGTTAGGTTGCGTTGGATTTCGGTTAAGTAGAAACTTGGTTTCAACTTTTCGAACTCTTCTGACACTTCGGTGTAGGCAGTGATTTTTGTTTTGTTGATCGCTGCGTAGCCCCATGCTGGTTCGGAGTTGACTGCGTCGGCACCTTCTGCGGTGTAGGCACCTTCCCCGTAGCCTTTAATGAAAGCTTGTGTGAAAGATTCCCCACCTGGGAGATACTTGTATGTGACTAGGTCAAGCAAGTTGGACACTTCATTGAAAGCACCTTTGATGTTGTTTGCTTGGTGGTTGATCGTTAGTGTGTCGAGTGTTGCTAATGTGATAGCCCGGTTTTGTTTTAGCGCACGAATGCGTTGTTCGGCTTCTTCATCGGCTAACTTTTCAGGACTCTTTTCGATGTCGATGTTAGTCCCTGCGCGTTTGAAGGCTTCTTCATTCGCTTTTTTGATTTTAGATTCAAGAGCATTGCGTTGTTCGATCATCGCGTCCATCTTGTCGTTGATTTCGGCTAATCTTTCAGTGCTTGTATCTTGTGAACGGCTTTCGGTTTCGAGTGCGTTCATGTCTGCTAATAAGTTTTTGAGTTGTTCTGATAAATTCATAGTCTTTATTTTCCTCCTTTGACTAGTTTGAATTTTTGGTCGATTTTAGCGCGTAGTTCTTTGCGTTTCTTCTCTTCGGCTTTTCTCTTCTCTGCTTCCAAGGCCTCCACCTGTTTAGCTCTTAACGCCTCCACGTCTTCGAGCCGTCTAGCATAGATGCTGGTTCCATCGTAGGCTGGTACATTGACCGCTGCGACGTCCCAGAGCTTCGAGATTTCTTTCACTCGGAACATGTATTCCGCTTCATCGAATTCTTCTTTGCCTATGTTAAACGCGAAGCTCATCTTGTCGATGTCCCCACGCTTAATTAGTGTGTATAAGTCACGGCCTGCGGTGGTGTCTGCTAATTCCGCCCTCATGAAGAGTCCATCATCTCTCAGTTCTAATTTGAGAGTGCCATTCTTCACCCTGGCCATTGCCATGACGTTGTTGGAGTGATTGTATTTGAAGAAGCAGTCGCGAACGTCTGTGTTGTCCATGGCTCCCTTTTCGATAACCTCTTTTACTTGTACGGGGTTGCCATACTCGTCTTCGTATTCGAATAGCACCGTTGGTTGGTCGAACACGATCGGCATTCCCTCGACGATCATCTTCCCTTCGTTGTCATCGACCTCGACTGGGTTGACTGTAATCTCGGCCATGCGCACATAGTCGCTTTTGGTTTTAGTTCTTTTGTCTAGTATCTGTTTAAGCGTCGCCATTTGGTTCTTCCTCCTCTTCTGTTGTTACTTCTATTGGTGGCTCTTCGTCTGTTGGTTTGACCCCCTGATACTCGTTTTGCTTGTCTGCATCGACGTAGTTTAGGGTGCTGAACTCTTTTTCCCCATTCTCGGTGACTGGCATTCCGAGTAGCCTGTTCACGTCGTTTGGTTTGTAGGTTGGTAGTTTTTGAACGACTTGGGCTACCGCTATCTTTGTTTTTAGACTTGCTGTGTCTAGCTTATCGAAGACGATCCCGATGTGGTTGCCGAAGGCTATCTCTTTCGAGGTGAATATCTTGAAGGTTAGTTCTTGACCTATCTTGTTTGCGAACGGCTCGATGCTCGAGTCGTAGTATGCATTCCAGTCGTCTTCTCTGAACTTTGCTTTGAGAATGTCTTCCGAGATTCCCATGTAGTTATAAATCTTGTTTTCAAATAATTTCATCTCAGCTTCGTTCGCGTACTTGTTGTTTGGAACGACAGGCACGATGTTTTGCGCTGAGTCGAGATAAACTACCCCACTCGAGTCCTTGCCTAGGTAGGCATCTGCGAAGGATTTAGCCCGGCTCTTTCGCACGTCTTCGTTTAGCAGTGTTGTGCTTTGAACGATGAAGCGTATAAATGCTGACGTCTTGATCGCCTGTTCCATACCTTCGTAGTTTGTAGCGATGATGTCTAGCACCTTCTTGATTGCTAGATTCTTTTCTCCGAGGATGTTGGGCCCTGCATTTCTTGCGATGTGAATGATGTTTTCCATTCCTGTGTAGTAGGGCTGACCTTTGAGCGTGAAGTTTAAGAACACACTCCCGTTGTCATCTGCTTTAATCTCGAGAGCATTCTCTTCGATGTCGAGGATCCATAGAGCCTTTAGCGGCTCCTTGTAGTTTTTATAATCCCATTCTAGGAAGATGAATACATTGCTCTCTAGGTAGTATAAATTGGCTACTCTTTCCCAAAACTGTGCCGCACTCATGAGCGGGTTTGGCCTTAGTGAGAGTAGTTTATTTAGATACTGCTTTGTTGGGTCAACCGATAAACTGCTGTTTCGGTATACCGCTGGGGCAAACTTTGAGGCGTGTCTTGCGTGAGCATTAGCACAGCTGACGTATACATCGTTGAGAGCTGCGTCGTATGATTGGCTAAAAATGGGAGTAAACAGGCTCTCGATTGAGTTTGTCATACCCTTTTTTAGGTCTTTGTTGCCCTTTAGGGCTGACATGATGTTGCTAATTAGTCCCAATTTGTTTGCCTCCTTATTTTCCCAGGTAGTAATCTCTGTTAGCGCAGAAGCTAACATATGTATTCAGTATTGCGGCCATGCCGTCGATCTTTCGGTGCCTTTGGTCGTTGACCTTCTTAGGCATGATGTTTCCGTTTCGGTCACTGACCATTTCGACGTTGGTGAAGCACCATTTAGTGACGTCGTTATTTTGGTAGCACAGTATTTTCTCTTTGAGGTCGGTTTCTAGTGTCTGCATTGGTACACTTAAGGTTTTGTATCCTTGTGGTGTTGGTATCAAACAGGCGTCACGGGCAAAGCCCATGGCTGACAGCTCTTCGACTAGGTAGTTGGCACTCCACGAGTCGTAGTTGATGTATTGATAAATCCACCCGTACTTCTTGTGATTGCCTACTATGTAGTTTGCGATGTCGTGGTAGTCGATGGCATTTGTGCCGCTTACGCGGATTAGTCCCCGGCTTATCCACTGCTCCCAGGGAACGAAGTTTCCCGTTTGATCGGGTCGCTTTTGGTCATCCAGGAACTTTTGAGTGACCCAGTACATCGTGATGGCGATGGGCTTGTTTTTCTCTCTATCAAACAGCAAAGTGTTGACCGCAGTCATGTCTGTTGTTCGTGAAAGGTCGAAGGAGCCGAGTACTATTTCGTTTTTGAATTTCATTAGCTCATCTTCAGTATAGCACTCCTCATTATTGATGTCATCAAAACTTAACCAAGCGCGATTTTCTACCCCTCTGATGTTAAAATCTTTCGTTTTAACGGTATTTGCGAAGTTCATGTCGGCTTTCATTTGCTCGACGTTTTCTCGTAGACTGTCGATTTTCTTGATGATTCCTATTCCTGGGTTGGCTTTTATCCATGCTTCTTCGTCGAACATCTCATCTGTGTTGTCTAGTTCGTAGATGAGTGGGAAGAAGCCCGGCGCCTCGATGATTCCGTCGAGTACCTTTTCAGCGTATTCATACATGTCATCGAACAGGGCTTTTCTTACGAACCCTGCCGTACTGATCATTGAGATCATCCAGTCATCCCGAGCGGATGTCGCTTGGATTAAAATGTCGTAGATCGATCTCGGTAGTTCGTGCACTTCATCGATGATTGCTGCTGAGACGTTTAGTCCATCGAATGTTGATACATTTTTTGATAGCACCTTGTAGTAGGCTTTCCCTTTTCTTGTGTAAATCGTGGGGCTGGGGAACACTTTAAAGCCGAAGTGCTTTGAGAGTGACCTCGATTGTTGGATCATCGATTGTGATTCTTCCCACACG